TGTAATTCTAAAACATTTTTATTCCCAGAAACTTGGTGTAAATCATCAATATTTTGTGTGATAACAGCTTTTAAAATCCCCATCTTTTCAAGTTCTACTAAAGCCATATGTCCTTTATTAGGTTTTAAACCATTAATATTTAATTCTTTTTCCACATACTCCATAAAAATATTTCTGTGAGAATAAAAGAAATCTGAACTTAATACTTCTTCTGGTCTATATTTATCTTTATATAATGTTTTATATAGTCCATTTTTCCCTCTAAAATCTTTAACTCCACTATCTGTTGAAGTTTACTCCATTAACTACCAAAAATAAAAGAGCAGGAAATTAATCCTGCTTTTTGTTAAAAGTTTTCTAAAATTTTACTTGTTGTTTTAATAAATTCATTATTAACATAAGCAAAATTCATAATAACTAGTTCATCTAAAAATTTTTTATATGTAGATGATTTTCTTAATTCTTCTGTTGTATACTCTTTTCCTGTCTTATCTAAAAAGAATTGTTTTAATTCTTTTTCTGTTAAACAGTTAGCATTCTCTTTAAGATAAGCAATATAATAACCATGTATTGTATTAGCTTCTATGTTTACATCTTTTTTTAAAGCTACTAAATAAACATCTGTACCATTATCTTTTAATGGAAACCACCCTGTTCCTAATTTTTCAAATCCTTCCATTTTTAGTATTTCCATTTTTTTATTCTTTAATACTTTTTCAATTTCTTTTAACTCTTCTAATGTTGCAAAATCATTTATAAATCTTAAACAACTACTTTTTAAACGACTTCTGTCAGCTCTAACTTTAGCTATAGCATTTTTATCTAAGTATCTCTTAGTAGCTGCTGTTTGTTGTGCTTGTTCTTTATAACCTTTTCTCTTTTTATCTTTCATTTTTTCTCCTTTTGTGTTATTATAGAAGAAAGATATCTCCTGAGTAAGGAATTATCTTTCTTTCTATGAGAGTCAGTTATGAGCTGACTCTTTTATATATCAAATGTCATTTCTCTTGATTCTTTTAGATTTCTCCAGTTTAAGCCAATCCTAATTTTTTTAGGTTTTCTTTCTTCTCTAATTAATCTAGCTATTTCTTTTAAATTTTCTAAATTATTAGTATCTAAAGACACTCCCCATTCTGCAGCTATTTCTTTTTGTTTATCTGACATATTTTTACTTGAAATGTCATCTAAAAATTCTAATACTTTCACATCTTCAATATATAAAGTATTATCTTCATTTTTCCAACCAGTCATATTTACAAATATTTTAAAATAACAATCACTTACAACTCTATCAAAATCTTTAATAAATTCAGTATTTTTTATGTTTTCATAAATCTTAATTAAATATTTTAAATTATATTGTTTAAATTCATAAAAATGTTTATTAATTTCTTTTTCTATAATAGCTGTTTTTATAAATCCAGCATTAAATTCTAACTCCTTTAAATTTAAAAATATATCACTATCAAATAAATAATTTTTCTCTTTGATAAATTCCCAATTAAATTTATCAACTCTTTTATCTTCTAAAAAATTTCCTAAATCAATTATAAAATCTCTTACGATTTGATATTCTAATTTTTCCATTTTAAGCCTCCTATAATTTTATTTTATAGAGCTAGTATATTTCAACTAGCTCTTTTTTTTATTTCTAATCTCTATCTCCGTAAAAATCTATGAAAACTGCATTATCATCTATTTCAACTGTTCCATCTTCATTGATCTTGTAACCACTTTCAAATGCTAGTGCTGACCATTTATACCATAATTTACCATCTTCTAGTATGAATTGATTAGTACCATTTCCTTTTAACATTTTTTCTTGTAGCTCTTTTGGGATTTCTCCCCAAGTAGCTTTGTCATCTATTAAAGTTTGAAATGTTACATCACTATCATATTTTGCATTCTCAAATTTTCCATAAATTTCTTTAACTTTTGCTATAACTTCTGTTTCAATTTCTTCATTGAAAGCCCAATATTTTCCATCCCATTTTGCTTTATTGCTTCTTGCAAATTCTACAAAATCCTTGTTATATTTAGTTTCTGTAAAAACCTTTCCATTTCTTTTAAATACCCTTGACATTTTTAGAACCTCCTTAAATTTTTTATTTATCTTTCTTTCTATATATCTATAGTATCATATTGTTTACAATATGTCAATAAAATTTTAAAAAATTTTTTTCTTTATATCTTATAAGATAATAAAAATAAAAAAGCAGGATTTATCCTGCTTTTTAATCATTTTTATTATCTTCTTCTTTTAATTGTTCAAGAGCTTTTTTCAATTTTTTAGGAATTGGCACTCCTACCTTTGCAGCATTTTCTGTTATACTTAATAGTTCTGTTGCACAGTAGAACATACCTACCAGTGTTCTAAATCCCAAATCTGGTACTAATCTATGCATAAGACTCGCCCCACATAAAATGATCATTATTAAAAGTTTCTTTTTTAAGCCTTTGAAAGCTCTTTGAGAGTTTAACTTTTTTTCTTTATACCCAACCCAGAGTCCTGTTAAAAAATCTAAAACTATTAAAGCTAATAAAACTTTTGCTAATAAATCAAAACCACCAATAAGCCAAACAATAAGACTTATCCAGCTTGTCCATATTAAAGCTAGATAATATTTTGCCATAACTATCACTGTATCCTCTCCCTATTTAAAAATATACTCTGTATATGGTGCTTCGATAACCTTTTTTCTTATAAATTTCTTTTTGGTTACTTTTTCAACTCTTACTGTTTTATTTTTTAATGTTTCTTCTAATTCCTCTGGAGGAGTATATTCAGCTTTTAAAGGAAGAGGAACTATAATGGTTCCAGAATCCTTTTTTACTTCTCTATTGTTACAACTTATAAATGATAACACTATTAATAATAGAAAAATTATTTTTTTCATTCTTCATCCTCCTTGTTATTTTTCCCTTTAAAGTATTCTCCAATATTCTTTTTACCCCATAAACCTGCTCCGAACATTCCACAGCACATTATTAAAAATGTAGGGACATTTACTTCAAAGAATATATATCTTTTCTCTAATATAAAAGCTAAGATTGATAATATAAGACCCCAAGCACACCAAGCACACCCTATCCAAACACATAATGGAAAAGTGATAGGTATTATTCTTTCAAATAATTTTTGCTTAGTTTTAGCATCTTCAATATCTAATCTTCTTAATTCTTTTTCAAGTTCAGCTTGTGCATTTTTATCAGGAACAAACTTATTTACTATTTCTAATGTTTTATCTAATATTGCCATGTTATCCCCCTTACATTTCTTTAATGAAATCAACAAATAAATTTACAACATCACTTTCCATAGAAAATTTTAAAGATTCTTCATTGTTGCTACCAAAGAAAGGTTCTACTAGAATGTAAGTGTCTTTGCTCTTGCATATTCCATAAGCACCTCTTGTTTTACTATCTTGTACAAGGATTAAACCTCTTGTAGTTTCTTTCTTTTCTACTATTTTTTCTTTTCCATTAACAACTTCAGTTTCTTTTAAAATATTTTCTTTGGTTCTTATTTTACTGCCAAATTTATTTTGTAACCTAGCCATAAAATTTGTTGCTAACTCTTTAGCTTTATTATTTTTATAATAAACCAAACATTCACAGCCATTTGCTTGTTCACTTTCAGCAGCATTGAAATGAAGTTCTATACAAAATTTATAATCATTCTTATTCAATTCCTCTAAAACTTTAAACATTTCTCTTGTGTAATATTCGTTTGGTTCTCTTTCATAGATATCAACCAATTCAGGGATTATCCCTTTTATTTTTTCTGCTATTCTTTTCCAATAATCATATTCTCTCCCTAGTATTTGAGAGTATGCTCCTTTTGCTCTTTTATTATGACCTATAATTAATGCTACTTTCATTCTTTACCTCCTACTTTTTTCATAACTAAATTATGTAATTCATTTATTTTATTTTTAAATTCTTCTTTTGTTAAATTTTTAGGTTCAACCTCTGTTTTAAAATAATGTTCAGTATTAAATATAGATTGAATAAACATTGTTCCTGAGAACATCATATCTTCAAAATCTTCAATTGACATTGTTATCTCAAAATTATCATGAAAATACCATGTAGATTTTAAATTTTTATTGAATTTCTTTTTTGAAATTTCTAACGATTTTATAGCAATTTCCATATATATTAAGTCTTTTATTCTAAGTCTTTGCCTATGTCCTTGATAATCAAATCCATATTCTAATGCTTCAGCTTTTAATGTATCAACTAGTTGAAAATAATCTTCTTTCTCTTTTTCAGAGTCATATTCCCATATACCTTTTTCTCTATTCCAAATTAAATATTTTTCATTTTTTTCAGGTTTTGGAACTTTTATAAGTTTTTTATCTCTTATTATTTCTCCAGCTTCTAATTGGATCTCTATTCCTTCTTCAATTAATTCTTCTTTACTCATCTCTCTTATAAAGTTTGTTGTATTGTCATAAGTTGGATATTTAAAAACTTCATCTTTAACAATTACATAGTCCTCTTTGTTCAACTCTGGATAATCTAAAAATAAATTATTCCCCATAAATTGTTTTACCTCTTCTGCAGTTAAATTAACTGTAAATTTAACTTTTGCTATTTTCTCTTTTGTATATATGTAGAACATAATTTTCTCCTTTCAATTTTGAATAGATTTTCAAATTTATAAAGAATTTAAGGTTTAATTTTGTAGTTTTGAGCATATTTTTATAATTTTTCTTAAATATA